ATGCCTGGCGTTTACAAGGTCTACCGCCTCCGCAAGTGGGGCAAAAAGCTTTCGGAGCCGGAAATCCGCGCGACGGAAGTGCTGGCCCGGGTCACCTTTGGGCCGCACCCCCAATGGACAAGCCAGAGCCGAGGAACTCTCTATCACCCGGAGACCAGCGAAGTGCTGGGCATCCTGGACCACGCCCATAAGGCCGAAGACGCGCGCGGCCTGATGATCAGCGGCCTGCAGGTACGAGAACGCAAAAATCCATGGATTCAGACTTGGTGGTGCGTGCCAGTTGCCGACGTCGACCAAGCATAAAAGCCCGCCGATCTTGCGGCCGGCGGGCTTGAAGGTGCGGCCCGACGCCGCACAGGAGACAATTGCGATGTCTATTCGGGAGGCTCGGAATCCTTCTTTCTGACCAGGTCGCGGCGGATCAGCTCGATCGCGCTGCCCACACCGCTAGCACGGCCCACAAAGCCGCCGGCTCGCTGGTGCGCCTGCAACTGCTGCAGCCTGGCCAGGAGGTGGTCAACGTCGACGAAGCGCACGGGCTTCCTGGGCTGTTTACCTGCAGAGGCTTGCCCGGTGGCCATCTCAATCCTGCGTCGGTGCCACTATGGCGATGTAGCCGAGCGCGGTTTCCAGTTTGAGTCGAATTCCGTCAGCTGTTTCCGCCATAGCTTGATATCGCTGTCCGCACTGGCCGAGAAGCTCCCTGGCGAATATGGCGGAATCTCGCTCGCGCTCAAACTCGACGGGACAGGCGCTGGCCGAGGGGAGTCCACGACTTCTGGCGGCGGCGTCGAGCGCGGCAATGTCGCCGGACAGCCCACCAGCAGAAGACTTGCTACCAGCAGCGGCGGCAACAGCCACCTTTTCACGTTTGCGTGCGTCATCTTCGATCTCCTTGGCCTTGGCCGCGTCACGGCGCTCTTGTTTACGAAAATCTTCGCCCGCCCGAATAGCCAAGGCGGCGCGCTGCAGGTTCTCCGCGTCCCACAGAGCCTGCACCTCAGCTTTGCCGGCCGCGCGCCCCTCGTCAAGCACACCGCCGCGCCACCAGCTGTACGCGAAGATGATGCCGGCGACCAGAGCCAGCACCGCAAGGCCCTTGACGAGCGTCGAGCTCATGGCGCCGGCGAGAAGTCCACGTAGAACTTTTCGCCAGGGTTGAACTTCCCGTGCAAGGCGGGATTGGTGATGTGGATCTCGCAGTTTGCGGACGGCGAGAATTTGGCATAGGTGTTGTCTTCGTCGCTGCCGTCTACAGGGTAGCCGCTCGGTTTCGCGACGGCGTGAAACTTCACTTTCTCACTCCCAGCGAACTGCTCGATGCTGGAAACTTGGAACTTGGCGCGCATGGTGGTCATAGGTCTTCCTTAGGGTTGGGTGGTCGATCACTCGGGGCCGCCGTGATCGGGTGACGGTGGGGGCAATCGACATGCGAGCACTCCCAGAACTGGCTTGCACCCAGCGGCCTACCGTGGCTCGCCTTGCGGCGGCACACCTGGCAGGCGGCGGGCGGCGGTGAATTCACGTCAGAGCCTGCCTGGCAAGATTGCCAAGGTGCTGCCGCTCGGCCAGGCCGATAAGGCCACCATTGACGCGTTTGGTGACCTTCTCTGGGTCGCCGAGCATGGAGTCGGGGATGCGGTCCTCCCACCAGGCTATGGTCGCCTCCAGGGCGTAACGCGGCTGCTCCATGAGCTCGGGCAAGCCGACCAAGTCCTGGCCGATCAGATCGCCGACGAAGGCATAGTTGTCCCGGCCAGTGAGCTGGATGGGCCCACGGCCGCGGTAACGCCAGCCGTCGCCAGGCTGGGTATTGCCCATGCGGCCGCCATACACCCGATTGGCCAGGGCTTCGGGGTTGCGTGCATAGGGCCTCGCGTCTGCCAAGGTGGGGAACCTGGTTGGCCAGATCTGCACCAGGCGCTCAGCGCTGTAATTGAGGTCCTCCGAGAACTGGGTGAGCTCAGCGCTTTCATGCAGGATCTGGCCCAGGAAGTCATCGATCTCATGGATGCCGGCGCTGAAGCTGTCCTCCTTGACGACGTCGGCAAAGACGCGGGCCCAGGGCACGGCGGTAATTGTTTTGACGCCGCAGTGCAGGAGCACGTCGCGCCATTCGTCTTCACTCATTAAAGGGCGCATGTCGGTTTCTCCTTAAGGCGCGAACGAACCACAAGCAGGGCAAAGCCGAAGATCACCGCCACGTCCTGCAACGTGGGCGGGGGCAAATGGAATACCGGGGTGGCCAGCGCACCAGCACCACCGGCTGCCAACAGACACCAGGCGATCACCTTGAGCCAGGTAGCAATCCGCAAACGCAGACCCAGGCCCTTGGCGAACGGGTCCGTACGTTCGAGCTTGTTGAGCGATTCGGCCAGCAAGATGAGGCCGCTGACCATATGCAGGACCTGCAGTACCACCGGCGGAATCAGACTGAAAACATCAAGGTAAGACGGAGTCATTTCTTAGCCTCCGGTTTGGTGATCCAGCGGTCAATGGCGGCGTTGAGCGCCTTCTGCGCGCCGGCGCCGATGACAAATGCGAAAGCCAGCAAACTGGGTGGGCTGATCGCTGTCGGCAAAAAAGCCGGCGCCAGGTAGCCAGCGACAAAGGCGCTGGCTACCGCTACACTCACGCGTCGGAGAGTGGTTCGCAGCAGCTCCAGCCAGGTGTCGCCGGTCGACGGCACCGTGTTGAGCAGCGCGATCGCCGCGACCGCCCCCATGAAACCCGCCAGGAGCACGTCGGCTCGCAGGCCGAGGGATACCCCATAGATGGTGAGGACCGGTACGGCAGCGCCGGCCGCGATGAACGTGGCTGTGCCGGTGGAAATTGGATCAGGCATGTGCGTCCCTTGTCTGTTGATCAGCGATGAATGCCGTCGGGGTGCTTGGTATCGAAAAACTTGAGGAAAAGCAGTTGTATGCGCCGGCACTTTTCAAAACGCTTGCCGCCGCCGGCCGCAGCATGGCGGTTAAGCCGCGCCGTAACGGTCAACTCCTTGGGCCACTCCCACAGATAGACAGTCATCCAGACCGCGTTAGCAATGAAGTCAAGCAGGTAGCCGCGAATCAGCATGTAGGTCGCTACGCTGGTTGCCGCCTTCGTCACGCCTCCGCCCTGCAGGCCGCGCACCCGCGCGTAGTTCATCAAGGCCCAGAAATGCAGCAGCAGCTCCAAGGGAGAACCGATGACAACCAAGGCCAGCAACACAAGCTCGATGTAAACGTAGGTCATGGTTCTGTCTCCACGGTACGGATTGCGTTTTCACACTCGACACACTCTCGATATGTCTTGTTGCGCGCGTAGGTCTGAGCCTTGGCCACCTCATAGGTGACGCTGTACTGCGCAGCCAGGGCGGGTATGGTGAAAGTCTCGGCGACGTAGATCACCAGTTGGATCACCGTGCGGTCCTTGCCTTTGCCCAGCGTGGCCAGGATGCCCGCGATCCGCTCATCCTTGGTCTGCGCGGGCGGCGCGTCTGCCGGTTCAGGGACATTGCCTTCTGCCAGCCAGGCCTGGTACTCCTGCCAATCTACAGTGACCTCGCCAGGCGACGGCTGCGGCACGTAAACGCCGTCACCGAGCCGCAGCACAGAGCTGGATCGCGTGAGCTTGTACACGGCTAGAGCGGGCACGTGGCCAGGTAGTGGAAGTACGCAGCGGCAAAACTCGGGGTCATGGTGCCTCCGGTCCCGTTCTGGATTCCAAAGCCAATTTGAGATTGACCAACCGGCGTGCCGGAACCTGCCCCGTAGTTGGCGTTGCTGTCATCGTTGGATCTGCTGGTCGTGCCGGCTGCCGAATAGACGACGACGGTCGGCGTCGCGCGTTTTTTGGTACGGAAGAATGCGTAGCCGTAGGTATAAGAATTGGTAATGCTTGCCACATTACCCACGCAGATCTGCGTGGTGTACACGGTCGACGCACCAGGCACAACCCCTTGGGCATAGCTCTTTTCACAATAGCGCTCACAGCGTCGCAGCAACTCTTCGCGCGGGGGCCTGTCCACCACGATGCTGTAGGACGGCACAGTTCCGGCTTCAAGCTGCAGGTCGCCAATCGTCCACGTACCGGAGGTCTGCGCCCCCACGGACAGGACAATTTCCAGCCCGGTAGTGGCCGCCGCGGGCACGGCCACCTGGGTGCTATATGTCGCCTCCGATGAGGTAACGGTGAACGTACCGCTCGCGATGGCCGTGCGGGTTGGTGAGGCCAGTGTTCCGAACGTGTCTGCGGAGTTGGCGTAGTAGACCGCCCAGGCGACCGATGTCAGAACCGAGTTCGTGAGCTTGGCCGACAGGGTGCAGGTTTTGCCGGCCAGGTCGAGGCTATCGGCCGCCTCGATGCGGTGGCCTAGGCCGATGGCCGACACGGAGGCGGCGCCGGTGAACCTGTAGCGCCTGGTGCCATCGGTTGCTGCGACCTGTTGCCCCGTGACATTCGCACCGGTGCAATACGCGTAGTGCATGTCGACGCAATATGCGAGAGCGGCGGCGGCCGTGATCGTCTGCGCCGCGCCCTCATTGCGCTGATCTATGGCCATGCAGCCGTTCAATACACGGTTCCTGAAGGTGATCGCCCCTATCCCCTGGCTGTCGCGTGCAGCCTGTATGTCGGCAGCGCTGGGAGCGCTCACGCCGGCGGTGCCGAACTGGAAGCGCTGGGCGATGAAGTCATAGACCGCCTTCAGCCAAATTTCTGCACCGGCGTTGTTGGTGGCTGTGGATAGGTCTGCTCGATTGGGTAGTGCCATGTTGTTTCCTTTGAATTAGTAGCCCTGAATTTCGGCATCGATAAGGCCGGTGACGGCCGCTTCCAGCTTATTGACGACTTCGACCAGCGGGCCGAGAGTGGCGCTCTTGTCTGCGTTCTTAATGCGCGCGCTTATGCCGCCGTTGCCGTCGGCCTGTACCGTCAGATTCACGTTCTTGATGACGCGGTACGTCTTTGTGATGGGCAACCTGGTGCCGGCCGGGCTGATGACGAGGTCGTTGAATTTCTCCGTGACGTCCGGCACGTCGATTTGCACGGTGGCGACGTGGACCTCTCCGCGCGTGGCGCCGCCTGCAGTGGAGATGCGAAACCCGAGGGACTCTGGACCGTCGATATCCAGCGCGCCTGGCCATGTGGCGTAGGCGCTCGGTGTGCCGAAGAAGGAATCGGTGGGCGCCCCGAAAAAGAGGTCGGCCGGATCGCCAAAGAACGCGTCCTGGCTGCCGCGGCGGTACTCAATGGAAAAGGCGCTAGCGACAATGTTGTGCTGCAGGAGCACCCGGCCGGCATACTCTGGTGTGCGGTCCCATGCATACACCATCGGCGTATAGGTGCCAGGCTGAAAAAAGGTATCAGTGTCGGGCCCAAAAAACGGCTGATCGGCATCGCCGAAAAACAGATCGGTGGCATTGGCCTGCAACACGCCGCCGGCGACCGCGCCAGTGGTGATGGTTCCAGTGAAGGTCGGTGCCTCTGGGTAGTCAATCAGGATATTCGACACCAGCGGGTCACCGAGATCGGTGACTATGAACGCCGGGTTAACGGAATCCAGCCCATTCATGTCGATGGGCTTGATCATGAGCGTGACCGTGCCGCTGGGCCGGTTCAACATGGTGTAGGGGTTGTTTGTTATAAGCCCGTCATGCAGCGGAGCAGCAGCACCCCAGAACGTGTTCTTCCCGTAGTTGAAGCGAATCTCATAGCCGGCGAGATCGGCTATTTCCACCGGCATCCAGCGCAGGACATTGCCGTTGATCGTGAAGCTGAGGATATCGGGCGGACGCTCGGTTTTGCCGATCACCTTGTGCGTGAAGGCCGGGCACCAATCCCCCTCGCGCCCGGTACCTGTGACGCACCGACCCTGAATTTGATAGACCTTGCCATCCTCAACAGGGTAGATGAAAGCCTCGGTGTCAGAGCCAAGAACCGGGGTGGCATTGGTCCACGCAGCATTGATCAGTTCGCGATAGCGCCAACGTATGGCGCCTCCGCTCAAGACATTGACATTGGTGACCGGATCCCAAGCCAGACGAATTCGGCTCACCACTGACCCATTTGGCAGCCGTAACAGATCGGCGGTGCCGCTGCTGACCGTGATGCCGGTCAAGACCGGGACCGTCAAAATGTCTGGGAAGCTCGTATCAGGAATATCGACAGCGGCAGACGCCTTTGTGTAATCCCACGCCCAAACCTCTGGGCCGGTCTCCTGCAGTTCGTAGGTAAGGCGTGGCGCATTCAACGTGCGCCGGCGCACACTGAAAACCTTTGGAACGGGGCCGAGGACGGTCGGCAGGTCAACCGTGACATTGCGCAGCGGTGTGGTGTCGTAACCACTGAAGTTCGTACCCAACTGGATCGCCTGGCCATTGCGCGCCCGGCTAAGGCGCTGCCATGCAATCATCTGGCAACGGATGGGCTCGTTAACGCACACAAAATCCATCGGCTGCGGCAATAATTGGTCGCCGTCTTCAGCTTGGTACACCGTGCTGGTGACCTGGTCGTAGCTGACTAATTGATTCGAATGTGCAGGCGAGTAGTACTTCCCGACGATCGCGTTGAAGAGGTCATCCTTAGAGGCGTCCGGCGCGATCGTGAGGCTCTCCTCGGACAGGGTAGCGCTGTTGAATGTGAGACTGGGCGGACGGTAATAGCCAGCAATCAGCTGCCACTGCCCCGCCACGAACAAGGCATCGCCGTCCATGCTGTCGAGGATGTGCCGCAAGTTGGACAGCGGGATCTCCTGGGAGCTCAAGTTCCCATTGCACGTGTATCGCCGTGCCGCTGCCAACGCGCTGAACTGGACAAACTCATCACACACATTCGCACTGGCAATGACGTCGGACGCACGAACCTCCGAATCCAGAGTCTTAGGGCTGTATGGGCTGTCAACCAGAAACCACTTGGCCAGCGGAGCCGGGTTGTCCGTCCAGACCCTGAGGCCGGTCCGATCGTCATAGGGCTTCGCACCTCGCAGGACGGCGCTGTACTTTGGAACGCCGATGTCGCCAAGGATATTGAAGTCGGCGTACATCCAGATAGTGACGTAGCAGTTGCCGGTGTTCTTTCGGTTCACATCCCATCGGCCAGGATTGCCACTGGCTGCAGCCGCCTCCATCAGCTCAGGCGCGACGGCCTGGCCAGGCGCGCCTAGATACTCCCTAATGCGGAAAAGAGGAGTGATCAGGACATAGCTATAGCTTGCGTAGACGAACACGCCCGTTGTGTCGTCCAGGATCGTGAACGTGTCACCGCTCTGGGTGTAGTTCGTGATTGGCAGTATCGAGTTCTGGCCCCCACCATCGGTGTTGCTTACGCTCGGGTCATATCGATATAGCGACACCGGAGTAATCGGCACATTGGTGATTTTGAGCGTCAAACCAGGCGAACCGCCAGGTATGGTGTCGGACGTTCCAACAGTGTTTGTGCGGGTATATTTCGCCGGCGCGATGACATTGCCGCTACCGTCAAGCGTCAGCACGTCCTCATTGAACATGTGAGACACGAATCCGTCACATTCATGCCCGGCCAACGTCACCGCAAAGAGGTGGTTCTCACCATACGCCCCATAGGTGAACCATGGCCACACCAAGCCGCTGGTGCGCGCGGTCCCCAGAATCATGTTGCGCGGCACGATGGGGTTGTCCAGGATCATCGTGACATCGCGCAGGCTAGCGCTCGATGCCGCGCGCTGCCCCTCTTCGGCCTTGCTTCGCTCGCGGTCAGCCATCACAGACGAGACGGCAAGACTTACTATCGTGCCCGCGATCTGGGCGGCCGTGATGCTCCCGACAACCGCGGCGGTTCCTATGCCGGCTGTCGTCAAGCCTGCGGTAACTGCGTACCCTGCAATTGCTGCCGGCATAGCTACACCCTCCAGGCGGCCAGCGCCGAGGTCATATTGATCATGAGCACACCGTGCTCGCCCACCACCGCCACATCCGCGCCCACACAGATGCCGAGCCCGCTTCTGGCGGGCGAGACCGGCACCAGGACGACGTCTCCGCGGGAGGCTACAACGGGGCTTTCTATGGGCGCGCCCATGTACCGGGATACCAAAGGACCCAAGCCTCCAGCCTTCTTCATCAATCGCATGGCTCCGCGCTCAGTGGAATAGCGGCCGCGCAAAAGGCGCATGGGGTCTGAGCCAGTCATCATCAGTACGGCATCAGCCGCGAAGCTGCAGCAGTCGTTCTGCCCCCAGGCGAACGGCGTGGTAGCCCTGGACTGCACGAAGTTTGCGAGCCGTTGCGGCCAATCCATATATCGGGGTGGTCGGATGCTCATTTGGTCGAATACCTCCGAATCTCTTTGCTGAAGATCACCTTCTCGACCTTCATGCTGTCTTCCAACCCGTCGTAGAAGGTGTCGTTCGGATCGACCAACTTCTGGCTGGCGGAATTGAAGAGGCGTTCATACGGCCGCTTCCAGTCAACCATGGAGTGTTCTGCCGTGACGGTGATGGTGCTGGCCTTGGCGCCCACGGTGATGGTCCGTTGATCGAGACGGCCCTGCCATACGGCCGGGTCCACATACACCACGCCGTCGCCCAGGATGGCCATCAGAACGGTGCACTTGCGACCCTGGTACTTCTCCTGCTGGGCCTCGATGAGCACCGATTGCGGGATGCCAGCCAGGGTGAAGGTGATGCCCTGAATGGTGTCGCCGCCTTCAACGATGGGCTCCATGCCTCCATATCCGCGCGTGCGGGTCCAGAACTCCCCGCTGCCGGCGGGATACTCAACATCGACGTCGAGGCCGCACACGCGCACGGTGCCGCTGTCGAATTCCATCTTCACCATGGGAAACCAGGCGACGTGCGGCTGCGCGAGGGCCGCAGCCAGGCCCGCTTCGAGGTTGCGGTCACTGCTCATGCAAACACCTCCTCCCAGTCGATTGCGAACTCATCAGAGATATCGCCCGGTCGGAATGTCGCGCGCCAGTCAGGATTGCTCATGATGAAAAGGGCCGTGGGCCTAATCAGCGTGACGGCCATGCCGGCCGTCACGGCTGTGCGCAGAAAGCCGGTGACAGGCACCACCAAATCGCCGCCGACGCTAGCGGTGGCCAGGACCGGGTTCATGATCAACTGGCCGTTAATAGACAGCATGTCGCCGCCTTCCAGCGTCTTGGCGTTGCCGCAGCCGGTAATGGTGACGGACGTGGCGAATTGGGCCGCATTGGTCTTGACCGTCACGCCGGTGACGTTGATGGTGCCTGCGGGCGTGCCGGGACCGTTCAGGCCGGCCAGGCGCCCCATATGCCAGAGCCGCACGCGCACGGCCTGTCCGTTGAGGGAATCGTAAAATCCTTCGACCTTGGCCCTGTCAGCGCCGCGCGCGACGGGCAGCACGGTGGAGCAGCGCCAGCGCTTCCCAGGAACCTCGGCCGTGACGACGCCGCCATTCAGGATCGACTTGACAGCCTCGGTGCTGGTGATGGGACCGAACTCGACGCTTGTGGGCCGGAAGGCGCCGACGTAGGGGTAATCGACGATGGTGGTCATGCCGTCCTCCGCCGCAATTCCTGACGCCGGTCGATCGCGGCTGCCCGGCGCGAGATCTGCACAGCCGCACCGACCAGCTCATTGCGGTTTGTTTGGCCGTAGAAGTTGAAAACGTTGCCACCGCCACCGCCACCGCCATCCCCCTGGCCAGGCTGCACGGAGCCGTTGTTGCCAGGGATCAGGTATTGCTTGCCGGCTACATTGAGAAGCTCGCTCCTGTTGCCTTCACCGACCTCGTACAGCTTGCCCTTGCTGACGGAGCCGCCGTTGTAGCGGCCACCGCCGAAGATGGTCTGAAACGCACTGGTGAAAAGGGAGCCCAGGCCTCCACCAGATCCGCCGCCAAGGCCGGCCAGGACGTCTGTCTGTGAATCGCCGGTCGAAGCGCCACCGCCACCTCCGCCCTTGAGCACCTGGTCGAGGACGCCAGCCAGGGGGCCAGTGATGTTCTTGCGGATCTGGATGCGGACCAGGTCGGCGATGATGCTGTCGACCAGGCTCTTGAAGTCGAGCTTGCCGGTGGTGACGAATGTCACCAGGGCATCCTCCATTCCGCGGAATGCGCCCGAGACGGCCGACTCCACCTGCTTGAAGATGTTGGCCGACTCGTCGGCGTAGTTGCGCAGGGCCTGGGTGGCGCCGAGCTGCCAGTCCTGCTGCTTGTCCTTGACGGCCTTGTAGTAGGCGTCGTTGGCGGCCAGCGAGTCACGGAGAGCGGCCTTGATGTCCTCGGTGCCCTGCTTGTAGGCCTCGGATTCGAGGTTCTTGTTTTTGGCGGCCTCCTCTGTGAGCTGTCGCTGCAGGCGGGCGTACTGGTTTTCAATCTGGAACCTCGACCGCAGTTGCTCGGCCGCCTCGTTACCCAGACCCATGACGCCTAGGCGCTCCGCGTTCTGCTCATTGCGCGTGCGCTGCTCGTCGGCGATGGTGCGGCGAATGCCATCCGCTTTGGCCGCGGTTTCCTCCAGGGCCTTCTTGCGCCTTTCCTCTTCCTTGGTGGCGGCCTTCTTCAGCTCGATCTCGTGCTCGACCCCGACATTGAGAGCCAGCTGCGCGCGGATCTTGTCCGCGGCGCCCAGCAGGCTCTTCTGATCGGCCGTGAGCTGTTTCTTTTCCTTGATGTCGGCGATCAGTTGCTCGAACTTGGCTTGCTCCTGCAGCGCCGCGGTGCGCTTGTCGTCGGTGACCAGCTGGGCCTTGAGCGATGCCTCCTGCTCGCGCAGTTGTAGAAGCATCTTGGTGCCAGCATCGTCCGAGAAGGCCTTGGTGGTCTTGTCCTTGTATTTTTCCTCGATGTTCTTAATCAGCGTGTTCAACTCGGCCGGGTTATCTCGACCGCTAGCCTTAAAGAGGTTGGTGGCGTTCGTGACCTCCCTGTCCCTCTTCTGCTTATTCGACTCAAATTTCTCCTTCTCTTTGTCAAAGCTGGCAGCCGCCTGCACTTGCCTGGCCCGCTCAGCCTCGGCCTTGGCCGACTCGCCGGCAGCAGTGGTCACAGCTCTAAGCGCCGCGGCGCGCGCCTTTAGCGCGGACTCTTCAGCATCACGCTTCGCGTCGACGTTAAAGCCCGCGTTGCCGCCACCGAAGGCGGCCCCGCCACCGCTCGTAGCGAAACCCCTGCGGGCGCGTTCGGCTTGAATCTGCGACAGACGGGCCTCAATTCCAGCCAGCTGCTGCGCGGCGGTCTCCTGCCGGCCCACACCCAGCATTGCATCCCAGGCTCCTTTGGCGGCTCCTGTGATGCCTTGCCAACCCCTCTCAATAAGCCCTTGGTTCTGCAACAGTTGCGCGGTGCGACTCGCCAGAGAATCGGCATAGGCCTCCTGAGCGGCTCTGGCCGCCTCTACGTGCTTGCCTTGGTCATCGAGCGCCTTGATATGCTCGTAAGTGCTAAGAGTGAGGTAGTGAATCTCCGCATTCAGCTTTACCGAAGCGTCCAACGGCGCCGCCTCCAGTTCCTTGAACACGTCGACCGTTTTCTTGATCGCCTGACCGGAAGCTTTTTCAAAGTCAATGGCAGCGGCACTGAATCTCTTCAGCTGATCCCCTGCCACAGCTCCAGACGCTGCTATAGCCGCGAGTACCTCCGCTGACTTGCCCTGTGAACGATTTCCCTCTGCTAGCTCACGCGCCATATCCGCCAGCTGGTCCTTTGTCGTGCCCGCGTAGTTCCCCGTGAGGATCAAAGCTTTGCCGTAGGCCTCTGCCTCCTTTGACCCCTGGTGGTACGCAAGCGCTGTGACGCCGACTGCGGCGGCCAGCAGCGTGAAGGGATTGATCAAGCCCAGGATGTACCCGCCCAGCGCACGCGCAGCTGGGCCCGCGCCACCAAACATGTCCTTGAGCTGGCCGCCCTGCTGCAGCAAGACCGTGAGCGGCTGCTGGCCGCCCTGAATGCTGGTGACGATGTCCGTGAACTGGGCGGGCACACCTCGCAGCGCCGCGGCGGTCTGCTTTGCCGATAAACCCACATTGCCCAGTGCAGCGCTGGCCACGGCGCTGGCTTTGTTGGCCTCCTCACCAATCGAGCCGAATGCGGTAGCGCCCAGCGACGTGGTGAGGTCGCGGGGCGATTTAAATGAGGTGGCTCCCAGCGAGCTCGTGAGGGACGTGAAATCCAGCGTCGCGGAGGTCGCGGCCTTGGTTTTCGCGCTGATGGCGTCGAGCTGGTCCAGGTAGGGCTTGAGCGCGGCGAGGTTGGCGCCGCGCTGGGTGGCCAGCACCTCGAAGTACTTGCTGTTGGTGCGGGACCCCGCCTCCAGGACCGCTGAGGTCCGCTGTATCGAGCCGATGATGCTGCGCGTGGCCGCGTCAACATCCTTGGCCGCGCGACCGCCGCCGGCGCCGGCGCCGGCCAGGCCGTCGGCAGCCTGCTGGCCCGCCTTGGCCGCAGCCGGGCCCAGCTCCGACATGGAGCGCTTCATACGGCTGACGCCAGCCTCGGCACCGGTGGTGTCGGCTACGAAATCTAGCTGTGCCTTCAAGTCGCCGCTCATTTACTGCTCCAATACGGGCCCCCGCCCGAGGCGGTGGGTGGGTTACTCGTTTTTTTCGTGCATGGCCGCCAGGGCCTCGTCTTCCAGGATCCGCAAGTCGCAAAACAGCCGGGCCCAGTGCTCCTCAGACAACTTGAGCCTCTCCATCAGCGGGTAGATGGCCGGGTAGTCCAGGCCAATGCACCCATTGACCCCGGTGCGCCACTGGGTGCCGACGAGTTCAAAGAACTCGACGGACTCCTCGGTGTCCGGCCAATAGAAAACCACTTCATGCGCGTAGTCCTGTCTACGCAGCGCAAATGCGTTGAGCTCAGCGTCCGTGGGCTGGCGCTCGTAGCTCGCCCTGGCGACCGCCCTCAGTTTTTTGCGCGGCCTTCGGTGATGGCTTCGCGGTAGCCGCTGACGATCTCGCTGGCCGCCGCTGGGTATTCATTGACCAGGCGGCGCACGTTGGCCTCGCTGAAGTCGTCGGTCAAGTCCCAGCCCTTGACGCAGCCCAGGATGTAGGCGACGTCGCGGTCCAGCGCCTTGTTCGCGCCGCCGACCACGTCAAGGCCAGTCACGGGCGCAGCTGGGAACTCCTTCACTTCCGGATACATGCCAGCAATGAAGGCCGCGAATTCTTCGCGGGTGCGGTACTGAAACAGGACCTTGATCTCGTCGGCGCTGCCGTCGAGCAGGTGGAACTTGACGGTGTGGGGGAATGTGGCGGGTGGGTTGCCCAGTTTGATTTTTGGCATTTCAGGTGCTTTCGGATGGAGTTAAAAAGCCCGACGGGAGCTACCCGCCGGGCACGAAGTGCACGCGCGTGCACATGGCTTTGGCAACCGCTTAGTAGCGGACGGGACGGGATTGCAGGGAGAACGTGGCGCGCACGGCCATGACCTGGCCCTTGGTGAGCGTGGGCGTCTCGTTGAGGGCCACGACGCCGTTGTAGAGAATCAGCGAGCCGTCGGGCAGCGTGAGCTTCAGGGCCCGCAGCGCGCGGGCGTCAGAGGCCGCTTTGAGCGCGATGTAGCCGGCCAGGGTGGGATCGTCAGCGATGGTGATGTTGACGGACTGGGCGCTGGTGATGGTGGGCAGCTGCCGCTCGAAGTCTTCCTCCATGTAGGAGAAATTGGCAAACTGCTGGTCGCCGCCCGTGGTCTCGAAGCCCAGGATCTGGGAGATCTGCGTCCAGGTGGTGATCTCGCGAGCGGTGCCGGCACTGGAGCCCGTCGGGAAGCGCTGGGTGCTGGTGGTGTCCTGGCCCTCCAGCTGGAACGCGTCGGTGGTGGCGCCGTCAACGCGGATGATGCGCTCGTTGAGGCGCTGCCAGCCGGAGAGAACCTCCAGCAGGTCGCCGTCGGTGAAGCCGTGGGCCGTGGAGCTGGCCACGCCCGGGTTGGCGTTGGTAATTGCCGAGATCGTCTTTGCCGATCCATAGGCGGTTGCGATGGAGACGGTCGCGCCGTCGGGGAGTCTTGCAGCCATGGTGAGGGCCTTTCAGGTACAAAAAAGCCCGCTTACACGGGCAAACAAAAAAGCCGCCTGGTGGAGCGGCCAACGAAAAAGCCGCCTCGAATTGCTTCGCGGCGGCTTTTGTGGGGACTGGCCTAGCAGCCAGGTTCAATGTGGGCTTACCGGTCGCTCCACACCGAGAAATCTTGCATGGCGCCGAACTTCGGGCCGTCTTCTTCGTACAGGGCTACGGCAGCGCCCAGCGCGGAGGCCTGGACCGTCGTAGCGGTAATGAGAGCGCCCTCCAGGCTCAGCTGCAGCGCCGCGGCTGCCTTGCGGGTGGCCGCCCAGGACGTGAACTGGAAGCGCCCGTTTTTCTTGCTCGGGATCTCGCGGCCCAGGTACGCCAGGCTCTGACCGCCGACCTGCTGGTAGACGATGTAAGGCAACTGTGTGCCGAAGGGGGCCGTATCGGGAAACACGCGGTTGCTGACCAACCCCTTGGCCAGGTCAAAGAGAGCGCTTTCAACTGTCATGCGGCCTCCACGGCCGGCGCAACGCGCGCCAGCATTTCCGCCTTGGCGGCCTGCAGGGCCTCGTCCTTCTTTGCGTCATAGGCCGGACGCACAAAGGGATAGGCCGGCACGAAATGTGGCTGCAGCGGCCCGTACTTACCGATGGACTTGGTCCAGTGGCCATACTCCACCAGGTGGCCATGCGGGGCCTTCCTGGCGTTCCAGCTGACGTGGTACGTGGCGCGGTCGGGCGTCGAATTGTCGGCGCTGTAGACCTGGTAGATGGCCCCCTTGAGCGCGCCAGGCTGATAGGTCTTGCCCTTGACCGTTCGCACCGACTGCGACACCGGCACGCGCACACGGACCTCGTCGTAAAACACCTGGGCGCCGGCCTGTGCTGCTGGTCGTACCGCCGCTTTGATGGCTTCCAGGATCTCGTCCAGGGCATCATTGGCGTCGGCGATGTCGTAGTTAACTCTGAACATTGATCACCTCACAGGTCAGGTCGACACGTTCGCGGTGTTCGGCGTCAGGCTGCAGGGACTTAATCTCGAACACGGTGCCGTCGACCTCATCCTCTACACGCATACCGGCATTGAGCGCCGGGCCGCGGCGTATGCGGATTGAGGCCCTGGTGATCGAGCTGGGCTGGCCGGCCTTGATGGTCTCGATGCCGTTGAGATAGCGGATATTCGCCCACACTTTGATGAGCAAGGTCCAGCCTGGCACAGGTTGGCCTATGTCATCCTGGACGGTGCCCGGTTGCATCAGCCGTACCCGGCGATTGAGTTTCCCCGGCTGCATGTCACACCGCCCAAATCTTGTATTCGTCAAGCAGCGCGTCGGCGAAATCCTGCGGGACCGCCGGCCGCTCCTCGCTGCGGCCGCGGCGCTCATACATGTCGGTCAGCGCCAACTTGATCCAGTGCCGGATGGGCGCGGGCACCTTGGCGGCCTGGGCCTCGTCGTCGGCCGCGTAGCCAGCCTTGAATTGGACGGTGACGGCGCCAGGCTGGCGCCGAATGGTGGGCCAGCTGGTGTCGTAAGCCGGCACGACGCGGCCTGGCTCAGCGCTGAGCAGCGTCAGGTACGCCGCCGGCGCCAGGGTCTGCAGCGCGCCGGCCTCGTCGACATACTTGATCCAATCGATCGAGCGGATCTTGCCCTTACCCAGGCGGATCTCTGCCGGAAAACAATCGAGCGTGAGCAGCCACGTGGTTTCGAAGAGCGAGCGCTGCATGCGGTTCTCCGCGGCCGTGCGGGCCGTAGTGATCATCTCCGTGATATAGGCATCGTTGTCCACGTCGACCAGGGTCTCACGCAGATGCGACTTGGCCTGGGCGAGCGTGATCGGCTCTTTGGTGGCGTCGGTGACTTTGGTGGTGGTCATGGTGGTGCTTGGTGGTGCCTACTAGGCAAAAAGCCCTCCAGGGAGGGCTTTTCACGTAAAAGGCTGCGGCCTTAGACGGGCGGGTTTGCGGTGCCGGCGATCATGGGGTGTCCCAGGATCGCGACGGCGGACAGCAGGGCCGCGCTTGCGTTGGCTACCGGCGTGATGGTCAGGCGCGTGTAGCGCTTATTGCCGATGTAACCCAGCTTGCGGGTTTCGTTGTCGTCGTCGAATTGGAAGCCGGCCAGCAGCTCGGTGCCCAGCAGGTCCGCGTCGGCGACCGCGACGGCACCGGACATGCCGGAGTCGTCACTTTCTTCGAGCAGGACGGTGAAGGTCGCGTCAGCGTCGGCAATGGAGCCCGTGGCGATCACGTAGGTGACCGACTCGTAGCCCTTCTTGTCGATGATCTGGCCTACTTGTGCCGTGGTATCGGCGACCGACACCGGCGAGAGAACCCGCAGGGGGTGGATCTGGTTGAAGAGGTCTTTCATGATGTTCCTTGGAAAGTGAGGAGTGAAGGTTCGAGCGCGCCGCCGGCTCTGATGCCGGCGGCGCTGTAGCTGGCAGGCGGCCGATCAGGTATCGCCGAACTTCATCAGCTTGATGGCTTCGAAGTTCTGCACGCCACCACCGAAGCGGCGGCGGAAGTTGAACTTCGTTTTGCCTTTGCTGGTGATGTTGTCGCGGATCACCACGGTGCCGCTGCGGTTGACCACCAGGTAGCCCTGCTGGAAGTTGCCGAACGCCAGCGAGAACGAGTCAGCGGCCAGCGCGGGCATGTTGTCATCGATCTCAACAGGGTTGCCCAGGATGCGGCCGCCGAAGCCGCTGAGGGGATCCGGCTGCCACAGGTAGAACGCGCCGCTGCCGTCCTTCATTTGGCGGATCTTGGCCAGCACGGGGTCGCTCGTCACCCAGGCCGCGCCCGGGCGGTACTGCGCCTTCAAGCTGTGTTGCAAATCGATGATCTTGTCAGCAGGGTTGCTGGCCGCGAAAGCACCGTCGGCGCCGGAGATGATGTAGCCGATCTTGCCCCAGGTGTAGTTGGCGTTGGCCACGTTGTCGTAGCTGGTGATGCCTCGGGCCCCGCCTACGCCGGAGCCGATTGCATATTCCTGGCCGGCCAGTTCGCTAAAGGCGATAGCGGCCTCGCTGGTCAGGTCTTGCTCCAGGTCGATGATCGCGTCTTCCAGCGTCTCGTTGAACACCCAGGGCTCAGCCTCGGCCGTGTGCGCGGTGAACTGCAGTTCCGCATACTGCGGCGTGCTGCTCTCACCGCCACTGGCGCCAGGACCGACGCGGCGCGCTGCCATGCCGGATTTCTTGGCCATCTTTTTGAAGGTGTCCGTGCCGATGGTCACGTTGCGGGCCAGGCGGCCGATCGCGCTGGTGACGCCGACCACGCGGATGATTTCCGTGTCCATCTCCGGCAGCACCAGGTAGCCGCCGTCCGGATTGGAGCCGGCGTTGTATGCCTTGCGCTGCAGATCATCCAGATCCGTGTCGGTGCCCTTGCGCAGGAACGACTTGAAGGCCGTCTTGTAGGCGACTTGCGCCTCGGTGAGCTTGCCCTTTCCCTCGATCTCGGGACGGTTGGCCTTCTTGGCCACCTCGACCAGGTCGTTGTTCAACTTGGTCAGTTCATTGTTGAGCTTTTCGACGGTGCCCGTCAGATCAGCAACTGCCTTGCCCTCGGCCTTGGCCTTGAGCAGTTCGTCGTTTTTGCGGGTGAATTCACCCCAGGCTTCGCCTTGCTTTTCAAGCAGGCTTTTGATTTCTGACATGTCCATGAGAATTTCCTTTAAGAAGTGGTGATGAGTTGGGTGTTGCGCTTGATGGCCGCCGCCAGTTCGCAAAGCTCTTCACTGCCAGCGTCCTGCATGGCCTTGAGGTGCCGAAAGCCCTGATCCATGACGATCCGGGCCTCCTTTCTGCTCAGCCCAGCGTCCTGCATGAGCCGTTCAAAATCTCTTTCGCTGAAGTCGCCGACCGCTGACTTCACGTTGGTGACGCGGGCCTTGCCGTTGGCCGGGAAGGTGACCAGGCTGATCTCCAGCAGGTCTACCTTCGTGAGGGTCCTACGCGGATCCTCGGCCTTCACACGCGTGACCCACTCTTTGGGGATGTAGCCGATCGACAATCCGGTGATGGCCGGGCGCGGCGTCATCTTCATGAGCGAGTAAGCCTCGCGGCCGCGAGGCGTGTCAGCGAGTTTGCCTTCGACCTTCAGGCCTTTTTTGTCCTCCGACAGGCTGGGCCAGATGCCAACTGGCGTCATGTCATCGGCGCCCATCCCCCAGCCGCCGTGCTGCATCAGCATCGCGGGGAATTGGCCGGACTTCTCGGCCTCGGCCAGGGTGTCGGCAAAGGCTCCGGCCTGGATCACGTCGCCGTAGCTGTCGACATTTCCGAACACGGCGCCATAGCCAGAAAAGGTCATTTCCTTGGCCTCGCCCTCGGCGAATTTGACCTCCGACAACGTGAAGGATTTGCGTTCGATGCTCATGGTCTGGCTCCTGTTGGTTCGGGTGCTGGAGTGGGCAGCGCTGGCGCGCCCGAGGGGTCGTTGGTCATATTGGTAGGGGTCAGCGGCTCGTCGAGGCCGGCAATCGGGTTCAGGTCCAGCTTCCCGCGGGACTCGTTGCGCTCCATGATTCCGCCGAGCGTCAGGCGATAGAGGTACTCGGCGGTATCCTTCATGGCGCCGCGCAGCAGACCGGCCTCAACCAGCTTGGTGTAGTAGCCTTGCTGGCGCTCGCTGTCGGTCAATAGGTTCACGTCGGCCGATTGCTGGATCCGCTCGTACCAGGGCATCAGGGTGTGCACCACATGCGCGAGGAACATTTGCTCGGCACTGGCGAAGGTCTGCGTCTTGTCGCTGTGGCCGATCATTAGCGGCAGCACACGGAAGAAGCGGCAAACCTCCTCGACCTGGTAGCGGCGTGTTTCGAGATGCTGGGCGTCGACGCCGCTCATCGCCGTCGAGACCCACTTGGCCGCCCGATCCAGCAGCATGGGCGAGCCGGCGTTCTCGGCGCCGGCGTTTTCGTCTGTGATGAATTTCTTGAGCGCCTTGTATTGGTCGGCGGTCAACGTGCCTTCCACCGAATACGCCCCGCTGGTGCGAATACCCTTGGCGTGCAGGCTGGAGTGGCTCTCCTCCGTGGAGATCGACAAGCCGATCGCCTCGCACGCCAGTTTCATGACGTCAAGGCCGATCACGCCGTTCCAGCTCGGGCCGCGCAACTGCCAGATGGTCGATTGCGGGAATTCCTTGATTTCACCTTTCTTGTTTTGAACCCTATAGGTGATGCTCCAGTCGTCGTTTTGCACGGCGTTAACGCGGTTCGGATCCAGCAGGATCAGTTCTGCTATGCGCGGACCCCTCGTGCCCACGTTGACGATATTCTTGAAAGCGTAGGCCTTGCCTGTCAGCGCGGCATGAATGACCATCGTCTCCCGAAACTCATAGCTTGTCTGGAAGCTGTTCGGCTTGCGGTGCAGCAAGTCATAGAGCGGGTGATCGCTCGCTGTGTCGCGGCGCGGGTGGCGCGAGATCGCTGGATCTGATGGTGACTCCTTCATCAACTTCCACGGCACCTGAGCGCAGCCCTCGCTGAGCACGCGCACGCACGCAAAGACCGTGCTGACCTTCAGGGCTGAGTCCAGGTTGACGCTCGCGCCCGACTTGGACCGCCAACCTCCGCGCAGGATCGAATTGATGATGTCCTGGAGCGGATCCCCGGAGCCGATGGCATCGCTCTTTCGGGGAAAAGGCCAAAGGGTTTTGAAGTTCATTGTTCTTCCCAAAATGATTTGCCGCCAGGGGCGTTGGCCAGCGCTCTACCCAGCGCCATCAGCATCGCGAGGGCGCCGTCGATCTTGTTGTCCGGGCGGTCTTTCGTTGGGCTTTTCAGCTCATTGAACTTGCTGGTTTTCACGACCAGGTTGCTCACCATCCAGGTCATGACAGGGTTGCCGTTGTGCCGCAGCTTGCCGGCCTTCACGAGGTTCTCGATCTGGATGAGGACCTGCGTAAAAAACATCGCCTTCTGCTGGATCTCGACCAGCGGCAGGCCCTCATCGATCAGCTTGCGCGCGAAGTACATGCTCAATGCCGGGTCGAACGCGATCTCGACCATGTCGTGCCGCTCGCAGTCCCTGCGCATGTCGGCGGCGATCACATCGAAGTCCGTCAAGTTCCCCGCATTGACCTTGACGTAGCCCAGCTCAACCCAGCCGAGCATCTGGGCGTTCGGGCTTTCCTGAATCGCCAGCTCGTTGTGATACAGGGTGGGGAAGACGTTCCAGACGCCCTCCCGCTCGAAGGCTTTCACCTTGGCTGCGAAGTCACTCTTCTCCGCTAGGTCAAGGCCTCCGTACCCCTTACAGCCCTCGAACTCTGATTCCTTCATGTCTGGGTCCGCACATGCCGCCCATGCCTCCATGTCCATCCAGGCGCTGCCGGCGTTGGTCCAGACGTTCAGATGCTTCGTCATGAAGTTGCCGCGTGCACTGAGCACCGCCTGAGCCTTCCTGCAGGCGGCCTCCAGCTTGTCCTTCTTGGCGCTGACGCCGAGGTTCGGGTTTGCCTTGCGCAGAACGGCCGGATCCTTCCAGTCATCGCCCTCGTCGATCGTGTAGATGATCCCGAACCAGGTCTCGTCGACGTGCGTTTGCTCCAGCACCTTGATCGTGTAACCTCGCAGCTCGTAGCAGATGCCGCTCATGTCCTTGCCGGCCGTGGTGATCGCGCTGATCATGGGCTGGGCCCGGGCACCGTCAGCTGACTCGATCACATCCCACAGGTCACGCTTTTTGTGCGCGTGCACCTCGTCAACCACTGCTCCGTGAACGTTGAGGCCGTCCTGCGTGGAGGCCTCGGCATTCAGGATCTTGAAGCTGCTGGCGTTGTGCGCTGCCGTGATGTCGTGCCGGCCGACTGTGACGCCGAAGCGCTCCCGGAACTCCTCGTCGCGCAGGACCATCTCCCGCGCCGTATCAAAGACCTCACGGGCCTGCTCGCCGGTGGTGGCCGCGCTGTACACCTGCGCGCCGGGCTCGCCGTCCGCGAAGCACAGAAACAACATGCGCGCGGCGACGCGAGTGCTCTTTGCGTTTTTCCGGGCGATCTCTTCGTAGCTACGCCGAAAACGGCGCAGCCTGGTCTCGACGTGCACCCAGGCAAACAGGTTGAACTCGATGAACACCTGCCAGTCCTCCATGACCAGCTTGGCGTAGCTCAGCTTGCCGTCCGTGTAGATCGGCTTGGCCCACTCTCCTTTGATGTGGCTCAGCAGCTCGATGAACAGGCACTCACGGGTCCCCTTCGCCTCGTCGATGACGTATGGGAAGTCAGGGCTCCCTTGCCGCTCCAGGTCGCGCAGGTATCGCTTACACGCCAGGATCTCAAACTTGCCGGCGACCTCCTCACCGTTGACAACCCGATGCGCGTATGCAAGCGCGCGCTCGGCATAGGTGCCAGTCACTTGTAGTCGGCAAAGCTCGTAGGCCTGCCCTCGGGCGCCGCCGGAGGCTTGTCGTCGCCCCCATCCTTGCCGCCGTCGCCCTCGAACAGCTTCATCTGCGCGCGCAGCGCGGTTGTCACGTTCGCCTGCTCGGCCGGGCTGAGGCCGAACTTGGCCAGCAGCGAATACATCATTTGCCGCTCGCTCTTTAGCACCTGATAGAGCGGGTGCTGCACCGGCATGCCGCCCGGGGTCTTGGTCGTGAACGCCTCGGCCGGGTCAACCTTCTGGGTGCGCAGCAGGGACTGACGCGCGCGCAGCGAGTGGCGCAGCTCCTTGACGTCGGCGACGGTCTCGCAGAGGTCCTCAAACAGGTCGCTGTACACGACGGACATCAGGTTGTAGCGCAGCAGCTCCGGGCCCAGGCGCTTGAACACCTTGCGCGCCCCCGCACTCATCCCCTTTGGGATCGTCGGCATGCCGACCTCGGGGCGAAAGGTCGCGCCGAGGTTCAGCGGGCGATGGCCACGGTTACCCTCCAGGACCGTCAGCTCAACCGGCTTCGCAGTAGGTCCAGGTTTTGCCATCGGGTTTCTCCCTCAAAACTGCCATGCCCACTGGGATATGGGACACCCCCCCCACCCCTCTATCTCGCGCGCGTAAAAAAAGGGGGAACCGATCGGTTTCCGGCCAGGGGCGGTGGACTTTCGCCCCCCCCCTACCCCCTGGTGCGAGCGCGCAACGCTTCCTGCAGGCTCTTGGCCTCATGGCAGGGCTCGCACAGGCCTTGCACGTTGTCCTCGGTGTCCGTGCCACCCTCAGCCAATGGCTTGATGTGGTCGCGCTGTGTGGCCCGCGTGGTGATGCCGCGCGCCTCGCACGCGACGCACAGCGGATTGCGAAGGAAGAGCTGGTCGCGCAAAGCCTGCAGCTTCCTGCCTCTGATGCGCACGGCCGCTTGCGGCTTGCGCACCCAGGCTTTGCGCGGATGCTTCTCGCAGCGGCCCGTGCCGTCACGCACCAGCACCCCACAACCAGGATGACCGCAAGGCTTTGGCGCGGCTATCGGCATGGTGCAGGCCCCTTAAAGAAAAACCCCGGCGAGTGCTGGACTGGCCGGGGTTGGATGCTCACATCGCGGGTGGAGACACGTTGGAAGCAGCTTGCCTGAAATGTACCGAAAGTCTCTATGTAGTAAAACTCTTTTTTGCCTCGCGCTGCTCAGCGAACCAAAGCGACAGCATCAGGTCGGCATGGCATAGCTGGGCATGGATGGTGGACTCAGCCCGGCCGAAGTGGCGCGCCGTCCCCTTGATACCTAGGTCCCAGATGTACATGGCATAGATGGTTTCGTACAGGTAGGCCTTCTCTGGCTTGAGCGATTCAATGGCCTGATTGGTCTTGGAGGCGTCGACCTCATCGACCGGCAGCCTGGCCTCACGGTACCGGTCCGTAGAGGTGATATGCATCAGCGGCGATTCGGAAGGGAAGCCCAGCCCACCGGCCGCGTCCCTTGCCCGCCACAACGCCCAATTGTTCAGCCGCAACTGCACCCACTCAATTCGCGCCATCGGCACCTCCGGCCTGCGGCGTGCATGCGCGTGCACTGTCGATCTCGTCAGGGTTGTTCAGGACAAAAATCATGTCAATGCCGATAGCGTCCAGCTTGAGTTCGCGCTCCAAGAGCTCGGGGACCAGGTCAGGCATGCCGGCACCGGTCCCGGCGACCAACCATCGATCCAACTTGCCCGGCTCACGGATCCGCTCGCGGGCATAGAAGCAATTGCGCTCCCCTCTCAGGCCGCGCCGGACGAGCCTGAAAGCCACGGGCCCCATTGCCTTGGCCTTTTCCTGGATAGCGCCGTACGTCAGCGGCATGAATCGTTTGATTTCGGCGATCTGGTCTTCAACGGACATGGTGTACCTCTGCAAAAGGGTCCAGCTCACGCGGCTCTGGACGGAGGGTGGACGGCGCAAAGCCGCATGCAGCCTTATTCCGTCCATCCGTCCAACCCGACCACAGGTGTGTGGGTGTGTTGCGCCCGCGCGTGCGCGCGCAGACACGCGCCCGCCTGTCTGCGCGCCTGCATGTGTGAGCCGGAAGGGATTGGAGGGTGGACGGGTGGACGGGCCACCTTTTTATCAACAGAGTCAACCGCTTACGCCGTCCACCCCCTGTGGACGGAGGGTGGACGTGGTGGACGGCGGCGGCGACAGGACCGACGAGGCGAACGGGGGACCGTTGACCTGGGCGGGGCGTGACCGGCCAGCGTGGCATCCAGCAGCCAGCATAAGCGGAGACAGGGTTGATCTTAGAACGGCGTGTCATCGTCGGGCACGACCGGAATGGGGTTGATAGGCTCACCCGCCGCGTTGACTGGCGGGGGTAAGGGTGGAAGACGCCGGAAGCCGCGCCTGCGCTTGCCGGTGGTTTCTCGGTGGCGCTCAAAGCGAAGTGCCTTCATCGCATTGCCGATGCGGGTGTCCATCTGGCCGTTGCCGTCAATGCGATCCGCCTTGATGAGCAGCGCACGCTCGTAAAGCTCCACGGTGGTGAAGAACTCCCGCTTGGCGTTTTCCACCAGCAGCGCGTTCTCATTTTTCTCCAGGTGGTCGCGGTTGACGTAGGCGTCAAGGATGTCCTCCCAGGTGTCGCCGCGCTTGAACTGCTCCTGCTCGGGGAAGATGAGCTCTTTCTCCTGCTGCCTGGTCGGCCAGTACTGTTCGCCGGCCTCCAGGCGATGCAAGGCTTCCGCAAAGAGCTGGAATCGCATTTCGCGCAGGACATCTAGGTTGACCGTGAAGACCTCCAGAGGCCACATGCGCCGGTCGCCGGTGGCGTCCTTGAGGAAGGTGTCGGCGTTGGTGGTGCCGACGTTGACGGCGTGCCGCGGCCGCTTGACCAGCTGCGCGCCGTAGGGCGGGCGGTACAGGTCCTCCTGCGCGGAGAGAAACTGTTTGATCTGCGTGGTCTCGGACTTGTTGAGGGATTCGAGCTCGGCGGACTCTGCGATCCACACCAGCTGCATGGCCATCAGCGAGTCTTTGTCGCCCATGCGGATGGCGTTGTCCGTGAAAAAGGGGTCCGCGATCACACGGAACGCCCCCGATTTCTGCAGACCCTGCTCGCCCTTGATGATCAGCATGTAGTCGAATTTGCAGCCCGGGCTGATGGCACGCTTGACCAGGCCCATCATGAAACACCGGCCGATCAGTTGGGTGTAGGGGCGCTCTTCAATTTCATAGACATCGGTCAGCCAGTGATCCAGCCGCTCCACGCCGTCCCACCTCTCGGTGCGAATCAGGTCATGCACGGGGTTGTACTTGGCCGACCTGGCGGCCATGAGCACGCCGTTGCGCAGGGTGCTGGGAGCCTTCAGGCCCAGGCCATAAGTCCGCAGCAGGTACTCCCCCAGCATGAGGTCGTCCTCCTCATTCCACTCACCAGGCGGGTGGCCCCAGGGCGTCATGCGGCCGCGCTCGATGATCTGGGTGAACTGGTTCTGCCGCACGATGCCCTGCAGCTCCGGATCGAGCTGCAGGCAATACATGACGTTTTCCCGGCAATCCACGGGTTTATTGCGGTGCTTGTGGAGGCTGGCGAACACGTCGACGGGCCCGTCGTCTTCGTCATCGGGAGGTCCGCCGCCGCCACTCGATGCGCCGCCGCCACCATTTCCAGGGGGATTTCCTTCTTCAGCGGGAGCGGGAAGTTCCGCGCCGTTTTTTCTCGGACGCCGTTCCGGCGGAGAAACGTCGAGGCCCACGCGCTGCGCAAGCCACTGGAGAGCATCCTTGGGCGACGGCGCCGGCAACCACTCAAGCACCAGGTCAATGGGCGTGCGCTTGCCCTGGCGTGGATCGCCCATGTCCGCGACACCGAAGTCTACAATCCCCTCCTCCGTGATGCTGAGATCCTCCTGCAGGTCGCGGCCCAGCGCCTTGGACGTGACGCGAAAGCCCGAGCCCTTGACGGTAGCCGCGGGGAAAAGGGATGGCACCCAGGCCTGCAATGCCCGCATGGCCATCTCATTGCACGCCTTGAAATGATCAACGCCGGCTGCTGGTGGCGTAGGCGCCCGGGCTGGCGCCGGCGTTGCCGCCACCCTATGCTTATTCTTCGCCTCGTTGATGGTGGCGTGCAGCCTGGCCAGCACGCGCGGGTCAATGGTGTTGACCGTTGCCGGCGTGTCCGGATATCGCTTCGCGGTGAATGTGAAGAACTGGCTTTTGCAGAAGAGCTCAAGGCCGATGTCGTTTGACTTGTTAGTGGTGGTCTCTTCACCGCGCACGATGATGTGCACGCCCTTGCCGCTGGGAGAGTACTCCGTAAAGCTATTGCAAGATTTGATGATGGCGGCGCAGCGCTCACTGACCGTGCCGGTGGTCAGGTCGATGGCCCCGTCAATATCGATCCCGATCAGGCCATCATCCGGAAGAAAGCCGAAGCCGACTCCGTGCCAGCCGCCTTTCTCAAAGGCGCGCCTGGCCACAGCCAGGGTGGCCAGGCGCATGCGATCGCGTTCGCTCCCCTGGGAGCCGGTGCGCCGGCCACCGCCAACGTAATACGGGATCTTGCCCGGCTTCTCGGCCTTCTCGTCCTTGAACTCAAACTTCCACAGCAGCCACTGCTGCCGCCCCGCCAGATCGGCGGGGACGTTGTCCCAAACCGGCGGCTCCACCACCGGGGTTTGTTGAATGTGCATGTGTGTGGTCTACCTCGCCCAGCCGTCGACGCAGCGGCTTAGATCAACCCAGCCGTGTCCAGCGCGTGATTCAATTTCTTCCGGTTCTCCCGGCGCATAGAGCGCCACAGGCCGATTACGGCCTTCGACCTGCTTCTCGCCAACGATCTGAAGTCCACCCTTGCGACAAAGGTTCGGGACCGTGTACCGAGCTGCCGACTTGCCGACGCTTGCTGCCTCTGCAAGCTCTGACAAAGTCGCGCCGCTGCCGAACTGCCGCGCGGCCGCGAGAATCGCCCGGGCAACTTCACCGGCGGGTCTCATACGGCCACCCTCCGCCGCTCAATGAATTGCTCCAGGATGGTGACGTGCGCCTGCTTGTTCAACCACTGTGTGATGACGCGGTTGCCGCACTCAACCTCGAACGCGGCGACATGCTTGGCCGGCAGTTCGCGCTTGGATGGATCCTCACTGATGTAGTCGCTGAGGTGGGAGGCGTAGCAGCCCACCTTTTCCGCCAAGGCGCGCTTGGTCAGATTGCGGCGCGTGCGGAGGTCCCAGCAAGCACGCACCGCATCGCGGTAGGTCAGGATGGCGTCCAGCACTTCCTGGGAGACGAGGCGCGGGCCCTCGTAGTAGGTGATCATGGGCAGGGTCAGCTGCATGGAGCCTCCTTGCGATAGAAAAATATCAACGGATTACCGGTTGAATTACCGGTTGAACCATGGGCAAAATTTTTTGGATGTCGAGCCATACGAAGAAAAAAACCCGCACCGCCCAGACACGCCCAAGCCCTGGCACCTGCCCGCGCCAGGGATTTCAGGGAGGAGGAGCGAGCGCACCCGAACGGATGGCGGCGCGGGGGAAATGGCGAGCACCCACAGTCAGCAGAGAATGGAGGTACCACACCACCACCGCCACTGAAAGGGGCACCCATGAAAGTAGAGAATCCCTTCGACCGAAAACTACAGGCGTCGAAGACGATGCCGGAGCACTTCCGGAATGCATCGATAGAGCTGACCGATACGCTGGACGTTTGCTGGGCAGCAGCCCAAGCCGTCTTCGAAAGCGGCGCCAATCCCGAGCATGCGATCGCGTTGTTGCCAATGTTCATGGCACGGGCGGACGAGAAAGAGAAAGAACTACTGGCTCAGTTCGGTCGCAAAAAGGGCGACGGAGCCTGACGACTTGCAGGGCACCTGGGGCGCCGGGCAGAACTGGCAGCGCTACCTCGGCAGCGAGGGCGATATCCTTGTCCAGGTTATCCTGCCTGGCCGCCCCATCCCACTGCGGCAAGGCGGCAATGAATTGCTTGGCGTCCATCTCAGACCCCGTGCTCTCGGTATTTGCCGCCAGCCCGGGCCTGGCGATCTTCAGCGCGCCGGACGTGGTGGCGCCGCTCGACCAGGCCGGCTTTGGCGGCGTCGGCCATGGCACGCTCCAATCCGCCTACACCGGGTTCAGATGCCTCGCCCGTCGCCGCATTGCCCACCTGGACCGCCGGAGGACTTCCTTCCGCGGCGACCTGGGCCCCGAAAGAATCAGCCAACTCCGGCCAAATATCACGCCAGTCGTTGGGGCAAAGATCGCGGCGAGTCACGGCGCCTCCCGTGGCCTGCTCAATCCGGGCGCAGTGCTTGACAGGAACTGGAGCCTTTTTTGCAGCCCATTCAGAGATTCTCGGCCTGGCAATGCCAAGAGCTTCTGCCAATCGAGCAGATCTGCCGTGCTCCCCGGCCAAATATTCTGAAAGTTCCATGCGCTGGAGTATTACGCAATGGGTAACGGTATGTCAATACGCTTTCGGGAATTCTCTTTGTTACCATACTCGTATTCAATTTCCGGCATGAAAACCATTGCCGAAATACGCAGAATTCGACTGGAGCACCTAATCACCAGATATGGCTCGATCGCAGACCTGAACGTTGCGCTTGGGAAGGCCAGAACCGATTCAAAGATCTCCCAGTTGCGCAACGCAAGCACCCGAAAGGGCCGGGCCACGCCCACCCAAATGGGCGATGCGATGGCTCGCGAGATCGAAAGCGCGCTAGGACTTGAGCAAGGCTGGATGGACAACCTTCCTGTTTATGACGATCCGGCGATCGACGACAAAATTAAGCACCTTCACAAAATCGCGGAGGAGCTGGCGCCGTACCAGATTGACCAGCTGATCAAAATTGGCGTTACGCTTGCGGAACCAAGACCAGAATCAAAAAACGGGACTTCGGATTGATCGGCCTGCAGCGAATCTCCCTCACCACGGGCCCAACCTCTAGGGAGATCTATGCGAGCAATTTTTCTGACTGCGGTATTAGCCTTTGCACCAACACTCAGCCTGGCACAGGATCTCCCCACAGACACACCCAAGTGCTCCACCCCTAGGCACTGTGAAATCACTTGGACCGCTGCGCAAGAGGCCCTAGGAATCGTTTCGCAAATGCGGATTCGATTGCTGACCGACACGCGAATAGAGACATACGCACCAACTGGCGCCGGCCGCGTCGGCGCCGTGGTCACAAAAGTGCCCAGCGGCGAAAGCGGCTACGAAATACTTGTGCAACTTGAATGCTACGGAAGCATCCCCTGCACAGACATCCAAGCCAAAGGCTCCAGCCTGTTTAATCAACTCGTCAATGGCGTGGTAAAGCGCCGCATGCCGAGTCCAAACTAACCCCTTTTACCTTCTATTCTTACCCTAAGGACCATCCGACCAGGCAGAAAAGATCAAAATAATTACGCTTTGGGTATTGACTATTGATTACCCAATTCGTAATATTCGGCCACGTTCAACCAAACGGAGGCCGAATTGCAAACACCTGTCCCCACCCCAGCCAGTGCACACGCATGCACTCGCATCACCTTCGAGGTCGACCCTCGCAACCTTGAGGGCTACACCGACGAATACGTCGCCCAGCTCTGGCACATCAGCCAGGCCAACCCGGCCCCTTTCGGCGACCGCACCGCCTGCGAGTTCGCCGAACACGTCGGCCGCGAAATCATCCGCCGGTTTGTCACCGCGCAGCGCCCAGCGCTGTGGGTGCACCAGGGCCGCCACCTCGACCTGGCCACCCGCCTCGCCGGGCAAGACCATGGATCACCTGCCCAGGCGCCCGCACGCACCGACACCATCCCGCCCGCACCCGGGGCATTCTGGCCAGCGCAGGGCGGCACCTACGCCGGCCTGATCGCCGGCCGCGACGGCAAGCCTGGCTACCACCTCATCGTCGCGCCGGCCGATCAGGGGGAATTCACGGGCGTGACATGGGGCAGCCGCGGCAAAGATATCCCTGGCGCGGACAGCTACCACGACGGCCAGGCCAACACCGCGGCGATGGCGGCTGCCGGCAACGAGCTGGCCCAGCGCGTCGTGGCGCTGACCATCAACGGCCATTCGGATTGGCACCTGCCCAGCCAGGGGGAAGCGCACCTGCAGGCCGCGAACCTGAAGGACGAGTTCAACCAGAACGATTTCTATTGGACCAGCACGCGGTACTCGGCTTACGGCGCCTGGGGCCAGTACTTCGGCGACGGCCTCCAGCTCATCCGCTTCAAGGACGCCGGAGGTCGGGCCCGAGCTGTCCGCAGATTGCCCCTTCAATCCTTTGATGCTTCGGAAGAAGCCATCGAGTCATGAGGCGCGCGCGCAACGTCGCGATCGCATGGCTGGGCGGCATCGGCCTGGCCATCATCGCCAGCGCCGGCGGTGCGCTGGACCAGTTCACCGGCACCCGGGCCCTGGCGTGGACCTTTGGCATCCTGGCGCTGCTAGTCTTCGTTGGGCTGAGCGTCTTGCTCTTCCTGGCGGCGTTCGACATGAACCGCAGCGACGCCTGCCGCACCGCTGATTTTTCGCAGATCGACCGCGAGACCCGCCGGCTGCAGGACCAGGTGCCCACGCCAGCACCTGCAGCCGCAAAGCACAAATGCACCGTCACGCAGTTCACCCTTGACGTGGACCGCGTGACCCGGGAAGCCAGGGCGGCGGCGATGGCCGATCGCATCAGCGGCAAGGTCACGCCAAACCCCTACCAGCAGGCTTCCCGCGCATTCCCTGTGTGGGCCATCGAATACGCGTCCGCGGCCCACAGCGTTGAGTGGTGGGCCAACCGCGAGAAGACCCGCGAGGGGACGGCGCCAGCCGGCTCCCCTGCAGGGGCCTGAAATGCACGCGCGTGCAAAGCCGGTCGACGACGAGGACATGTTCCGCGACGAAGTGGGCACTCCCGACCTCGTCCGCCTGATCGAATTCACCGGCATCTTGACCTGCAACGCCGACGTGCGCAGCAAACCAGCCAAGGACAACCTGCACTCGGTGCCCGTCGTGTGCGTGCACCTCAAGAGCACGCGCGAAACCCAGACCCACACCTGCCGTGCCGACCTGGCATTCACCGACAGCACGCGCAAGGACGCCGAAGCGCTCGCCAAGACGCTCACCAAAGGCCGCCAGGTCACCGTCTACACACCCGTCACAGACATGTGCCTGGTGTTTCCCCATGCCACTTTCATCGAAGTTCACCAGGAGCCAACCTCACCATGACATTCCAACTCGAAACCACGGCCGTAGCCAAGGCCGCGCAAATCCTTCAACAGCAGTGCCACGGCGCTGCGAACCACGCCGGCTGGTGGAATGACATCGTGACGGGCCGCCCCATCACGGAAAACCACTACTGCTTTTCCAACAAGCTGATGCTCACGGTCAGCGAGCTCTCCGAGGCCATGGAGGGCGACCGCAAAGACCTGATGGACGACAAGCTGCCCCACCGCACCATGCGTGAAGTCGAGCTCGCCGATGCGGTGATCCGCATATTCGACATGGCCGGCGGCTTCAGGCTGGACCTGGCCGGCGCGATCGCCGAGAAGCTGGCCTACAACGCCCAGCGGCCCGACCACAAGGTAGCGAACCGCCAGGAAATCGGCGGCAAACAGTACTGAGGGCAGCATGAGCAAACCATTTGTCGTCATCGCCCTCAGTGGGCCCAAGGGCGCAGGCAAAGACACCGTGGCGGACCTCCTGGTCACGCATTGCGGCTTCACCAAGATGGCCTTCGGGGATGCGCTCTACGCCGAGGTCGCCGAGGCCTTCCAGATCGACGAGGCCCAGCTGCGGCACCGCGACACCAAGGAGCACCCACTCAGCGCCATGGCACTGCGCAAATGCCTGGCTGACGCCTTCGTCGGCCGCATGATGCGCGTGCACTTCGACCGCCACATCGCACTTGACCTGGATGCGCCACGAAGCCCGCGCCAGATCCTGCAATGGTGGGGCACGGAATACCGCCGCCACCAGGACCTGCACTACTGGACGCGCAGGGTGAGCAGCATCATCAGCTACAGGCTCAGCCGTGGCCTGCAGAACCGCTTCGTTGTCACCGATTGCCGGTTCGACAATGAGGAAGAGGTCATCCGCCAAACACACGGCGGCCAGATCTGGCAGATCACCCGGCCAGGGTGCGACGTCCCTGCAGGCAGCCATGCCTCGGAAACAACAGGCGAGGCCTTCAAGCCCGACGCCGTGATTCAGAACAACCAGGACATCAAGCATCTGCAGCAGTTGGTGCTCGGCGAGTTCTGGGCCTACGACGCAGGCCTTGAAGGTGTCGAGGTGCGCGTGCTTGACGAAAGGAGCCCGGCATGAGTACCACCGACCGCAACGGCCCCAGGGACGGCTGGCTGGCCGATCGCTGCATCGCCTACTTTCGCCGGCTTCCCGACGAAGAGCTCAGCGTCAAGGACATCGCCCTGAAGTTCGGCGCTGACGTCAACACGGTTCATCAGCTGCTGAAGGCCGCAGTCGAGGCCTGCAGCCTGAAACGCGACGGCACCGTGTATTCCGCCGGCGCCGAGATTGGCACGGCCGAAACCGGTGCCAAATTAACCGACCCGCCGCCGCCCAAGCCGCGAACCAGGTCAGTCACACGCTCGGAGCTGCCCTCGCCCGACCAGGTGAAGATCGACGACAACGTGCCCTTGCCCACTGGCAGGGGTTCGCGGATCGACTGGGAGCCTCTTCTTGAGCGCCTGAAGGTCAACCAGAGCTGCGTGCTGCCATTGTCGGCACGCCACACCCTCAGCAATGCCATCGCCGCCAGGCACAAGGCGGACAACGGCAAATTCACGCTGCGCAAGCTCGACCAGAAAGAGCTGCGCGTCTGGAGGATCGCATGAAAGAGTTCGCAGCAGACAGCGGCGCCTCGGTGAGCGTGGCCAACCAGGCCGCCACTGACGACGCCCAGTTCGTCCATCTGGATCTGGACCTCATCGTCCCCAGCCTGACCAACAGGCAGATCCGGATGGACGCCGACGAGCTCGCCGAGCTTGCCGAGACCATCAAGGACCGGGGCGTTCGCGATCCCATCGTCGTGCGGCCGCTGCCCGGCTCACGTGTTGAGGAAACAGCCTTCAAGCCCGGCGGCCTGGAGCGCCGGGCTAAGCGCCCGACGCATGAGATTGTCAGCGGCGAGCGGCGCTACCACGCCAGCATCCTGGCCGGCAAAACCACCATCCCGGCGCTGATCCGCAACCTCACCGACCAGCAAGCGCAGGAAGACCAGTTAATCGAGAACCTGCAGCGCGTCGACCTGACCGACCTGGAAGAGGCCGAAGGCTATGAACGCCTGATTCAGGGCGGCAGGACCGTGGAAGAGGTGGGCCGCAAGATCGGCAAGAAGAAGGGCTATGTCTATGGCCACCTCAAGCTGCTGGACCTGACGGCCGCCAGCAAAGCCGCGCTGCGCGACGGCGAGGTGGAATACAGCCATGCCCTGCTGATCGCTCGCATCCCTGACGACAAGCTGCAGGCCAAAGCGATCAAATATGCCAGCACGCCCCAGGGCTACCCGCCCAGCAAACCGGGCCTGCGCGATTTCCAGACCTGGCTGCGGCAGAACGTCATGCTGCGCCTTGACACGGCACCCTTCAAGATCACCGATGCACGTCTAGTGGAAGCCGCCGGCAGTTGCAAGGAGTGCCCCAAGCGGACCGGCGCGAACCCCGAGCTCTTCGCCGAAGTTGACGGCCAGGATATCTGCACCGATCCCGGCTGCTATGCCGAGAAGGCCAAGGCGCACCGTGCCACTCTGGTTAGCAAGGCCGAGGCCAAGGGCATGCGCGTCATTGACGGCAAAGAAGCCAAGGCCCTGTTCAAGGGCGTTCACACCGACCGGATGGAGGGTTACTCCCGGTTGGACCAAAAGCGCCTTGACGTGAGCCCGGAGGGGGCCACGCTCAAGAAACTTTTGGGCGACAAGGCGCCGGCGCCGGTCCTGATCGAGCACCCAGGGACCAAGGAGCTCATCGAGGCGGTTCCAACGGCGGAGGCAGAAGCCGTGCTGGTGGCAAACGGCCTGCTGGCAGCTCACAAGGCCACACCCCAGGCAAAAGACAAGCTCGACCAGCAGATCGAACATCTGCGCGACAGGATTGCAACACGCACAGCGGTGGAGTCCAGGCTTGCGATCTTCCAGGCGCTGGGCAAGAAGGTGCACGCCGCAAAGGATGACAAGGTGCTGGCGTTGCTCACGGCCCCGCTGTTGCGCCTGCACCTGACCATGATCTTCGACAGCTATGACATAGATGCCGGCGATGAAGAATGGGCCGTAATTCTCAACACGGCGGTGCCCGAGAAGGTGGAGGCCTCGGACTTCGCGATTGAGGCCGTCTCGGCCGCGCCCATGGCCACGCTCTGGAAACTGCTGATCACTTACCTGCTGCTGGATGACTGCAACGGCTACAACAGCAAGACCACGCCGGCATTTGACGCCGTTGCCAAATCCCTGCGGGTAGATACCGCTGCCATTGCCGCCGCCAAGAAGGCGCAGATCCGCGAGGAGGTCAACGCACAGATCAAGGAACTGCGCGACGCCGCGAAGAAGGCTCTTGCCGCATCGGCGCCCAAAGCCAAAGAAGCCAAATCCCAACCGGCGGCCACCGGAAGGAAGCCGGGAAAACAGCCGAGTATGGCGTTCATGAACCCGCTCCACCCATCGCAGGAGCTGGCGGCCGTTGTCGGCGCTGAGCCGCGGATCCGGACTGAAATCGTTTCGCGGCTCTGGGAGTACATCAAAAAGCACGACCTCCAGGACAAGACCAACAAGCGCATGATCAACTGCGACACCCTGCTGCAGGCCGTTTTCAGGAAGCCACAGGTCAGCATGTTTGAGATGGCCGGCCTGATTGGAAGTCACGTGCAGTCAAAACCGCACGCGGACTCCCCGCTGGCGCAGCCAAAGGCTAAGGCCGGGAAAAATGAAGGCCGAGCTCCCGCGCCCAAGGCAAAAAAGGGAAAACTCTCGGTCGAGGAAGCTCAACTAGGCATCGCTTTCGCGATGCAAGGAGCCGAAGGCAAAGCCGCACCTGCGGCTTTGCAGCCCGTCTCAGCGTGGCCGTTTCCCACCGCGCCCGCCGATACCGCCACACCTACCTTGAAAGCCGGGAAGGCCGCCGATAAAGCCGGGGCGGCCCAGCCAGGCGAGGAGTCCGATCCACTCTTCACCCAAGCCGTCGCACTTGTGGTGCGCGAACAAAAGGCCAACGTGCGGCTGCTCAAAACCGAGCTGGGAATCGGCACGGCCAAGGCCTTGCTGCTCATGGAGAGCCTGGAGAAGGCTGGCAAGGTCAGCGCGTGCGACCAACGCGGCGCCAGAGAGGTGCTGGTCACAGCATGACACGCGGCCGCAAACCCCGCCGGCCGCGCTGGCTGCCTACCAATACGCTCACCCTGGCTCGCCACCGTGCGGGCAAGCTCAGCGGGGAGGAATTGGCCAGCGTCATGCGACCGCTTCAGGCGGCCTTCACGGCCATGCGCCGCGGCGTGGCCACCGAACTTGACTGGAGCCACCTGGCCAGCGCCGTCAATGTCGCAATGGCCATAGAGGCCCAGGGCATCGTCAAAGGGCTGAGGGAGCACTTTACAGCCGCCGAGCTCGCGATCGCCGGCATCAAGCGCCGCGCAATGGACAGCGGGGAGTGGAAGCCTACCGCCCTGTACTACCTGGAGCTCGATGCACTCACCACAGCAATCGAGCTGCATCAGTTCCAGCTCGAAAACCTCTCCCACGGCGAATTCAACCGCGCCCTCGATCACGCCGAGGCCGAGATCCGCAGCACCGGCGGCCTGGTCATCCAGGCCGTGCATACGCGTGCACAGCACGTTTAACTTTTTCACCACCACCAGGAGCATCTATGGAAGCAGCAGAAGTCAGTATTACCGTCTCGGCCGCAGTGGCCAAGATCGGGGATTTCCTCCCCCAGCACGGCGGCATTTATGCCGGCCTCATGGCTGGACGGGACGGCAAGCCGGACTATCACCTCATCGTCGCACCCGCAGACCAGGGGGAGCTCACGGGCGTCACCTGGGGCGACTATGGCAAGGAGGTCCCCGAAGCTGTCAGCTACCACGACGGCCAGGCCAACACCGCGGCGATGGCGGCCGCCGGCAACGAGCTGGCCCAGCGCATCGTGGCATTGACCATCAACGGCCATTCGGACTGGCACCTGCCCAGCCAGGCGGAAGCACACCTGCAGGCCGCGAACCTGAAAGACGAGTTCAACCAGGACGACTTCTATTGGACCAGCACGCAGTACTCGGCTGGCGGCGCCTGGGGCCAGTACTTCTACTACGGCAACCAGGGCCTCGACCACAAGGACGCCGAAGGTCGGGCCCGAGCTGTCCGCAGATTGATTCTTTGATCCTTCAATCCTTTTGAGACATGGCCATCCATTCAGACCTGCCGATCCACAAGACGGGCACTGACCTGCTCGGCCTTGTCGCCCACATTCATGCGCAGTTGCCTCGCGGCTTCAAGCGCACGATCGGCGACAAGATCGTAGAGCACTGCTCGGAAATGCTGGACCTTATGGCGCTCGCGAACGCCACCCGCAAAGCCGAACGCGTCAAGCACATCCGCGCGCTGCTGGTTCACCAGCGGGCCGCACTGGTGTGGCTGCGCATCGGCTTCAACCTGCGCAAGATCTCGACCGAAGCCTGGTCGAATGCAGTGCGGCTATGCGACAGCGTCGGAAAACAGGCGAATGGATGGCTCAATCGGACACAAGAAAAGGCGCCTGCAGCATGACAGTCAAGGCTCTCATGCCCGTGCGCACATTGAATCTGGTCGCGCCGCTGCCCCACAAGGGCACCGCCAAGCACACCACGGAGACCGCTGCAGGATTGCAGGCCAGGTCCGGTGCAGTTACCCAGCTGATCGGCCCAGGCCTTCGGCAGGGCGACGTAGATAGCGCGAACCGACGCAGTACTCGGCTAACAACGCCTGGAACCAGAACTTCAACAACGGCAACCAGAACATCAACAACAAGGACGCCGAAGGTCGGGCCCGAGCTGTCCGCAGATTCATCTCCCTACGAGTTCCAGGACCTGGTGCAGGCCTGGCTCGATTGCCGCGCGAACAAGCGCAACACTGCCAGTGCCCTGGCATTTGAAGAGCGGCTGGAAGCGAACCTCTGCGCGCTGCACGACGAGCTGTGCGGTGGAGAGTATCGCCCCGGCCGCTCTATTTGTTTTGTGATCACCAGGCCCAAGCCGCGGGAGGTGTGGGCTGCGGAGTTCCGCGACCGCATCGTGCACCACCTGCTGTACAACCGGATCTGCCAGCGCTTCTACGCCAGCTTTATCGCGAACAGCTGTGCCTGCATTCCAGGCCGCGGCACCCTCTACGCGGCCGAGCGCCTTGAGCGTGACGTGCGCGCCGTTTCTCAGAACTGGAGCCGGCCAGCCTTCTACCTGAAGTGCGACCTGGCCAACTTCTTCGTTTCCATCGACAAGCCCATATTGCTTGCCCAGCTGGCACATCGGATCTCCGAACCCTGGTGGCTCAGGCTGGCCGAAACCATCCTTTTTCACGATCCCAGGCAGAACCATGAGCTCAGGGGCAATGCAGCCTTGCTGGCCAGAGTGCCGCCGCACAAGAGTCTGTTCAATGCGCCGCCCGACACCGGCTTGCCGATCGGCAACCTCTCCAGCCAATTCTTTGCCAACGTGCACCTCGACGCGCTCGACCAGTTCTGCAAACACCAGGTAGGAGCCAGGCGCTACGGGCGCTATGTCGACGACTTCTACCTGCTGCACGAATCGCCCCAGTGGCTGCACCATGCGCTCCACCAGATCGACGCCTGGCTGCCGGCGACGATCGGCGCCAGGCTCAACCCCGCCAAGACGATTCTGCAGCCCGTAGCGCGCGGCATTGACTTCGTGGGCCATGTGATCAAGCCCTGGCGTAGGACCACGCGCAAACGCACCTTGGCCACGGCCACCAAGCGCCTGCAGGCCGTGGCGGCCGAAGACGTGTTCGCTACTGGCAACAGCTACCTTGGCCTGGTGCGCCAGGCAAGCCATAGCCATCACGACCAGGCTCAACTGGTCAATGTGCTGCGAAAACGCGGCCACAGCTACACACCGGACCTCGACAAGATTTTTAGGAGAGCTTCATGAGCCTATACGCGCCAGCCAAGCCCACACGGATCTGGGTGGATACAGAATTCAACGGGTACCAGGGCGACCTGATCTCAATGGCCCTGGTCACAGAACATGGCTTGCGCTGGTATGTCGTGCTGGAATGCCCCAACCCGGTTGATTGGGTGGCCGAGCACGTCATGCCGGTGCTGGGCAAGCATCCAACGCCTCTGGGAGAGGCCCAGCAGGGCCTGGAGGCATTCCTGGGCGCCCATGACGGCGTCCATATCATCGCCGACTGGCCAGACGATCTGGTGCATTTCTGCCGCTTCCTGATCACGGGGCCAGGGCAACGGTTGGATACTCCACCGCTCACACTCGAAATTCGGCGCGATCTCGACGCCGTGCCATCGGCCGCGCCGCACAACGCCCTGGCGGATGCGATCGCGCTCAGGCTCTCTCACCAGGCGTTAGAAGCGCAAAGCGGTAGGCCATGATCAAGATGCTGGACTCCCTGTTGTCGCTGGTCGGCAGCTCAGTCGAGCTGGCATGGCTTTATCTGCAGCTGTGGGCCCTCCGCGCTGAGATTGCCGGCCTGCAGTTGCTGTACTGGCTCCAAACCAATCCAGACGGCGCAATCGGCACCGCATGCGGCCTGGCTGGCGCCTGGGTGCTGGCCATCAGCGGCCGGCGGCAGGCCCTGGGCTGGGCACTCTTCCTGGCCAGCAACGCCGGCATGATCGCTCTGGGCCTGCGCCTACAACGGCCCGACATCGTCATGCTGCAGTGCGGCTTCATCATCACCAGCGGCCTGGGCCTTTGGCGCACCGGCGCGCGGCCGTGGCTTTACTGGGACGAGTGGCGGGGCGACCTTGACGGCAACCCCACCATGCTTATCAAGCACCTGGTCACCTTCCGCGGCCGCCGCGCCGATCTGCACAAGATCATCGGCGCCGATCCCCTCAACGCCTACCACACCCACCCGGCAACAGCCATTCGCTTAGTGTTGTGGAACGGCTATGTCGAAGAGCTGGAGAGCTCAGAGAAGACCGGCCGCAGGTTCAGGCATTGCCGGCCGGGCCATATCAGCGTCGTGAGGCCTGAAACGTCGCACCGGATCCACTTCGTCGTGCGGGGCGTCAGCTACTCCCTATGGCTTCGGGGGCTCAAAACCCACAAGACCGAGCTGCGGGGCACAGGCTGGCCAGAAGGGAGCGAAGCAGCATGAAATCATCGTTTATCGAAGCAGCCAGGACTGTAAAAGCAGTGATCGCCCAACTTTTCGCCGGCCAGCCGTGGTGGCGCCGCCTGCTCATCGTGGGCTTCCTGCTCACGATCGGCGTCGTCTACGCGCTCTATGCACTAGCGTTCCTTGCTCTCGACAAAATCCAACAGCGCCGCAAGCCGTAAGCATGCCAGGCGACACCACAAGATGAGCGCAAACGAATCACTATATCGCTGGGTGAAACTGGCCAAGCACTGCGCTGAGACAGGCGACACGCCGGACGCCGTGCACGCCAGGCGAAGGAAGCACCAATGGCAGGACGGAGTACAGTGCCAGATCGGACCTGACGGCAACCTGTACATCAACCCGGAGGAGTACAACAAATGGGTGGAAAGTCCAGCTCAAGCATCAAGTGCACGCGCGGCGTAAAAATACGGCAGTTCCAGACCGAGGATCGCATTCAGATCGCGTTCAGCTACAAGGGCGTGGAGTGCCGCGAACTCATGCCCCCAGGGCCCATCACACAGACTGCGGTCAACCTGGCCGCCGGCAAGCGTGCTGAGATCCTGAACAAAATCGCGCAGGCCGACTCGGGCCTGGCCATCTTCCTCTACGGCGACTATTTCCCCAATAGCCCGCGGGCGGCCCAGTTCGACTCGACCGGCCGCCGCGTTATGTTGACCGCGCTGCTGCAGAAAACCCTGGAGGGGTACGAGCTGCAGGTGAAGAACGGCAAGATGGCCCAGAGCACCCTAGATGGCTACACCAAGGCCGTCAGAAGCCAACGCATGAAGGCTTTCGCCGAGGGCCGTGCCATTGCCACGGTACTCCCCAGCGAACTGCGCACCTTCGTGGCCAGCATAGGTACCACCGCAAAATTCGTGCGCAACCTTCTCACGCCGCTGCGGGCCACGTTCGAAGATGCGCTCAATGATGACCTGATCAAGGCCAATCCCTTTGAGCGGGTGGCCATGACCGCGTTGCTAAAAAAGAGCACCACGGAAAGCGACTACGAGGTCGACCCCTTCACCCAGGCCGAGCGCGCCGAGCTGCTCAAGGCCGCCAGGGGCGACGAAAAGCCCATGGTGCAGTTCTGGCTGGCAGCAGGCCTGCGCCCCGGTGAGATGATCGCCTTCAAATGGCCAAAGGTCGACTGGACCAATCGCAAAGGCCGCGTCGACCTCAACCAGGTGGCCAAGGAAGAAAAGCTCCCAAAGACGGCCGCCGGCATCCGAGACGTCGATCTCGACGACGACGCGATCGCCGCGCTGATAGCGCAGAAGTCAGCCAGCTACGAGGCTGGCCAGCATGTCTGGCTCAATCCCAGAACCGGCAAAGCCTGGTCGACGGATGCTCAGATCCGCAAGACCCTGTGGCAGCCGCTGTGCGAGCGCGCCGGCGTCCGGTACCGCAACCCTTACCAATGCCGGCACACGTTCGCCAGCGCCCTTCTGACGGCCGGCGCGAACCCCTGGTACGTGGCGGAGCAGCTCGGGCACGCCGACGTGCAGCTGGTTTACACGACCTACGGGAAATTCATCCGGGAGGACTATCTCAAACCCAAGCAGCAGCCTGGGCTGCGACTGGTCGCCGGAGGCGCGCAATGACCAGGCTCGGTGATCTTGAAATCTTCCAGGAATATGACTGCCCGTTTTGCGGCGTCGATTTCGATCTTTTTGGCCCAAGCATCGTTACTGGCGGCGAGAAATTCCACTGCGTGGGCTGCGGCGCCACCCTGCAGGGCGGGGTAGATGGCCCGCGCCAGACAATCCTGCCAACCGGCGCCGACGAGGAGCCATTCTTTGAATTTCGAAAATTGCCGGCGAGCCTGGCTGAGAAGCAGGCCTGGCTGACCGAGGCGTCCTCACGTGCGAATTCCCGTGCGACTGACGTGCGAAACGAACGCCAATGA